ACAAATTCTTCTTCACCTTCGTATGAACTGCATTTTTCTAAAGCATCTTCACAGTGCCAAAGTATGCGATATAAATCTTGTTTACAACCAAAAGTTACAAATCCGTCCATAAGTTTATCATTTGCGGCATAAACTATTTTGTTTATTTCTGTTTTGATATCTTTTACAGACCAATTTTTAATCATTTACAAACTCTGTTTCTTAGATCAGTTGAACTAAAACGATGATCTCTTTTGTTAAAATGGATATCTATATCTCTTTTACGACAAATATCTTTACCTGTAAAATCTTTGTCTCGATATTCTTCGCCCAGTATTCTTACATTAATAGGATATAATGATAATATATCTTCAAGATCAGATTCAGTAGAGTATGGCACAATTTCATCTACATAACTAACTGCTTTTAGTTGCGTATAACGTTCTACTATAGTTTGTATAGGTGAATTCTTTTCTTTTCTATCTATGCTTGGATCAAATTGTAGTCCGACAATTAAATAATCACATTGATCTTTTGCATCACGTAACATTTGAACGTGTCCTGCATGTAGCAAATCAAAAGTTGAACATGTAAATCCTACTTTCAATGTGATCTCCTTCCATCAAATACGCAGGTAAATTCTAAGGTAAAATCACTATTATTATGAACTTTATGGAATACATTATCCTTGATTAATACTGTATCGCCTTCACAAACATCAAATATTTCGTGATCAAGTTCCATTTGACCTTTGCCTTTTGTGAAAATGTAAACTTCTTCTTGTCCTTGATGTCTATGTCCTGTTGTACTCTTGTTAGGATTCAGTTTAGTAGAACTTACCACAAGATTTTTTAATAATGTATTATCTTTAACTATATAACGATCATCTTGTTTAACAACTTCTCCACCTATGTCCCATGCACTGTATTTCATTTTGCTATTCCTCTTTGCCTAAAGTTTTCTAATATTTCTTTAGTGTCACGCCAACTTTTTACTTGTTTAGCAACTCCGCCTGCTTCTTTGACTGCATATGCTAGACTAAAATCATTTCCATCTGGATCCATTCTGTCACCAAAGAAAAAGATTCTGTCTTCTTTTATATCGTCTAATACTTGGCGTTTATCTTTGCCTTTTGAAATAATGTCAATACCAGTTTCACCTCCAACTACAGCACTGACTTCAGGGAATGCTTTGTTTATGCGTTCTGCTATGTGTATTCTTTCATCACTCTCTATATCATAATAAAAATAATCTTTGCGTTGTATTTTGTCTGCGTTTCTTCCTACTATACTGAAATTAACCATACCAGGTCTTTCTTCTATGTGTTTACCTGTTCTTGTTTTATATTCGCTTGAATCAAGTTCTTGTTCTAAAAATATTCTAAGTTCCTTAGATATTTTCCAAGGATTAGTATAAATGCTTTTCTGCTTTTGCCAAACATCGTTACCATTACAATTATAGATCTTGTTCACACTCATACAAATTTCAGGCCCAATTTGTTCTAGAGTTTTTGGGTTGTCACTACCTGTTACTAAGCTCACAGGATTATTTTGTGAAAAGTATAAAAACCAAATGGCAAATTGGGGGTTTATTTTTTTTCTACTGGGTGTGAGTGTTCCGTCTACGTCAAACAAAAAATGATTCATTATTCTTCTCCAAAATCAAATAGTGTATTGAATGTATTGTGTTGTTTTGTATCTTCCAGATCATATTTCAACACACCGATCAAGTTATCTAGTTTGTTGTCAATAATAGTTGATTCCATCGCATCGCCATCAAACGGAAGTTCTTTGAACCAATCTGGCAAGCGCAATTCATCTGTAGGATATGCAACACTTGTATAGCCCAGTGGATTCTGTTTTAATTTGCAAACAATAACCTTCATACCGTCGACGATTTCTTGTGAGTATTTGTCACCGTTCATACGCTTGAGTGTATTCCAGTTGATGCTTGCTCTTACGTGTCCTGGCATGTTTGCTTTGCCTTGTTTTTGTTCAAGTCGTTGATAGTGTCCTATCTTATTTGCACGTTTAGGCGAACCTTTTTCCCAACCTGGACGTTCTTTAAATTCACGTCTAAACTCTGTAATACGGTCAAGTATATCTTTTTCTTCTTGACCCTTTAGCACCATTAGTAGAATTTCACTTAGGAACTCTTGCATAAACACAGGAGTATCTGATCGGCGCAAGTCTAAGCCCATTGCTTTTACTTTGCCAGGACCATCTGCGTCTGTACGGAAACCTTCAATATCATAAACTAATGCCGCATAGCGTTTTTTAGTGATATACAATCCACTTTCGGCAACAATTTCTCTACCTGCAGCAATAACTTCTGCACGACTCTTTGGACAGTGAAATGCTTTAGCCATAAACTTTTCAAATGTAGTGTTAGCTTCTTCTGCTACTTGATCATACAGTGTGATAACATTTTCTTTAGTCCAAGGTATTTGTCCTGCTTGAATTTGTTCTTCAAGAATAGGATATGCACTAAAATACACAGAGTCTGTATCTCCATAGATAACTGCTTTACCTACATGATCATACTCGCCTGTAATAACCTTGTTTACTTCGGCACTCATGTGTTTTACAATAGTTCTACCGCTTAGTGTAGTTGATTGTCCGATGCGTTTATCAAAGAATCTACAGCCCGGGTTAAGAATAGCACCATACAAACTGTTCAAGTTAATTTTTTTAACAAGTTGTCGCTTATCCCAAAACACAACTTCAGTTTCATTACCTGCTTCTTTGGCTTTTTTAAGCATTGCTTGTAGTTCTTTACGTTCAGCATACCAGCGTTTAAGAATACCTGGAATAACTCCTTCAAATTCATGTGTAAAGATTGTGCCATTTGAACTTAACATCCAAGGAGTATGGCTGTCAAAAATTAATTTGTAAATCTCTGCGGCACTCATAGTGTCTGACTTGCCGTTTTCCCAGTCAATAGTTAATGCGACATCTTTTCTACAGGCCATAACTGCTTCATATTCTTCTGTGCCAAAGCGTCCTTCCCAACTACCTGCAAAACTTTTCTTCTTAAGATTCATGTCTTCATGCACACGAGCTTCTGTTATCTCTGGACGCAGTTGTCCTACAATAGTTTCTGGAGCCATATTTAAAGCACGAATAACACTAGGGTATAGACTGTTCAAGTCCATTGAACCAATCCATTTGTGTACCCCTACTTTTGGAAATGCAACATACGCACCTGCGGCCGCTGTGTTTTCATCGTCACGTTTTGGACGATTAGGAACTTGTAGTCCTCTGTGATGTGCTTCGTTAATAATTGCTTGTTCTGTAACTGCAACAGCACCCATTGTGGTCTGTAGCAAAACAGTATTTGCGTGTGCAAGTTCGTTACTAAGATCAATAAATCTTAGTTTTTTGTCCAACTTGTCCAGTAGTGCAACGTCTTGTCTGTTGTACTCAATGAACGTTCTGAAGTCATTGTTATAAAGTTGATCGAGCGTACCTTCGTACACAGTTTTCTTTTCACCAACTTCCATTTCGCCAATAGCATCAAGTCTGTAAGTATGTCTTTCTTCATATGTGTATTTACGATATAATTCCAAACTATCTAAATGCACTCTGCCTATTAGGTCATAGGTTTCAGCTTGTTTACCATACTTCTCATACTCACGTTTTTTAGGTAGTTGTTTCCATAAACAAAAACGTCTAGTGTCATCTTTGCTTAGTACACGACTTACACGATTTACAGTGTAGGGAATATCATAACCTTCACTGTTCCAACCTGTTAAGATGTCACTGTCTTCGATTAGATCAAGGAATGCTTGAAGCATATCGCCTTCGTTGTCAAACAGGATAACATCTTGACCCCATTCTTTTACTTCTTCTTTGGCCTGCTCCATTGAGAGTGTTTTCGGAGGAAGTGCAAGTGTAATAAGTGCGTCCATCCATTGTAAATGCACAGTGATAGCAGTAATTGGCATGAATGGATCACTTGGATCAGCAAAGCCACGCTCTGGATCAAAGTCTGTCTCAATATCGAAAAACGCAACATTTAGTTTAGGTGCATCTTGATTCAAATAGTTTTCTGAAAGACATTGAAAGATAGGATTGATATCACTTTCAAATAGTTTTTTGTTTTTGTTTATTGCTAATTCTTTGCGAAAGTCTTTGGTATGCTTGCAAACAACTCTTGTAAGAGGATCACCATAGACACTTTTGTATTTGCCTCTTGGATCTTCATAATAGAATGTGTATTTTACGGGATATTCTGTGTAGTGTCTTTGCCCATCTTGGCGTTCCACTACTCTGATAATATCAGAATCTCTGTCAAAGTATGCATCGACGTAACTCAATCATTTCTCCTTCGTTGCTTATGGCCAACTTAACCTTCTACATGCCCGACCGTTGTCTTGGGCGTACTATTACTTATTACAGAACAAGTCCTGCAACATAAATTACGGTTAGTCCTGCATTTAGGACTACTAAACTTTTTTCTTTCCACAATATGCCTATTAAAACCCATAGGCCGTTACTTGCAATAAATGCAAATATATACCAAGGATAGATATTAAATGCGGCAAGCGTTGCAGCCACCAGCAAACATGCTGTACTAAACCATGCTAAAGGTTGATAAGGTTTTACCACCATGATGCTGCAACTCCAAATCCAAATATGTTTACACAGGCAAAATAAAATGTTAGTAACATAACCCATGCCGCACCTCTACGATATGATGCATAACATTGAGTAATACTGCCTACAAAAAATCCTGGATAAACAATTAGCATATTAGGATCTCTTGCACTTATAGCAAGGGTCATGCTTGCACCAACAGTAAAAATAAAACTAACAAGCTCAAATGCAAATGCAGTTCTGTCACTGTGATAACTGTTTAGCCAAAAGTCTCGTATTTTTTGCAACATTACTTGTCCTTACCAACGGTAACAACAAGTGTTTCCAAGTCATCAAACTCTTCTGCGACTCTTGACCAATCACCTTTCTGTGCGATTTTGATTGCTTTGTTAATCATGCTAGGTTTAATATCTAATTCTTCTGCTACTGCTTTTACAGTATCTTTTAAACCAGCCTGTAAATCTTCAACTTCTTGTAATACTGTGACACCTTCGTTTACAAGACGCTCTAATTTGGCCTTTTCTTCAGGACCATATACTCTATCACTCATGTGATTCTCCTTAATTTATGTATATTATATAGGATTATTTAGGCAATGTCAACTGTTTTTTTCTTCGTCTTTGGTTTTATATTGCCATTCATCTGTATGTCCTACAGACCATTTGGGTTCAGTTTCAACAGCATAATTTTGGGTACACACTTTAAAATCTGGTGTTAGTAGCTTTTCTGGTGTTAAACTGCTGTCACGCCAAATCACTCTATTATTTGGTTGTGCAGCAAATTGTCCATTA